AGTGTCATTGGTGTTGTTATTGTTGTTGGTATTATTAGATGTCGAAGTACTATTAGAATTCACATTTTGGTCAATATTAGAATTGTTGTTGTTGGTATTAGTATTGTTCGATGTACTGTCTACTGTAGAATTGTTATTATTGTTGTTAGTGTTATTACTAGTAGAAGTATTGTTGTTGGTGTTATTGTTGGTGTTGGTATTATTATTGGTATTATTATTGGTGTTAGTGTTATTACTAGTAGAAGTATTGTTGTTGGTATTGGTATTGGCACTAGTATTATTGTTGTTATTATTATTGGTACTAGTACTGGTATTATTATTGGTATTAGAGTTAGTATTGTTGTTAGTGTTGGTCGAGGTATTGGTGTTATTATTGGTATTGTTATTAGTGTTATTATTGGTTGAGGTATTGGTATTGTTATTGGTGTTAGTATTGTTGTTGGTATTGTTGTTGGTATTGTTGTTGGTATTGTTGTTGGTGTTGTCGTTGGTATTAGTATTGGTGTTAGTGTTGTTATTAGTATTGTCGTTGGTACTAGTGTTTGTATTGGTACTAGTGTTGTTATTGGTGTTGGTAGAAGTATTAGTAGAAGTATTGGTGTTAGTATTGTCTGAGGTAGTAGTCGTAGTCGTTGTATCATTAGACGTACTAGCCTCACAATACTCAGTTCCAGCAGTACAAGTACCTGTAGCCTGAGCAGAAATATTTTGAGTATAAACTCCTGCTATAAATATTATAGCAAATGCAATCGATGATCGCTGTATGTGTTGTAAAAACATGGGTATGGTCCTTAAGTTAGTTGATATGGTTAGCACTAGTATTTATGATTTGAGGACCAAAACAATAACGTGTTATTGTTTTTAATTCAGAGATTGCATTTGCTCTTTTAAGTTTTTATTCTTTTGGGTACATTAGTGATAAATACTTATTGACATAGGAAGATATTAGTGTATAATAGATTCATGTGTCAAAGATTGTTTTTAACAAAAACTACACTAGTAAGACTTCGGTCTTGCGACAACTAAACGAAAGCTAAAATTAAAGCATATTATAGGAGAAAACATTATGGCAAGTCTAGCTGACATCCGTGCCCGTCTCGCGGCACAAGAAAATAAATCGACAGGTAATAATTACCCGCAATCTGATGGAGCGATCTATCCGCATTGGAAAATGGACGAAGGTGCATTAGCATCTATGCGTTTCTTACCCGATGCTGATTCATCAAACTCGTTCTTTTGGATTGAAAGACAAGTCATCAAACTACCATTCAATGGTGTTAAAGGTGATATAAACTCGAAACAAGTAACTGTTCAAGTTCCTTGCGTAGAGATGTTTGGGGAAAATTGTCCTGTACTAGCGGAAGTTCGTCCTTGGTACAAAGACGAAACTCTAAAAGAAATGGCAAACAAATACTGGAAAAAGAGAAGTTATCTCTTTCAAGGTTTTGTACGTCAAAACCCTATCGGTGAAGATGAAACACCTGCGAATCCAATTCGTAGATTTGTTATTTCACCTCAAATCTTTACTCTTATCAAAGCCTCTTTGATGGATCCGGAGATGGAAGAGTTACCAACTGATTACATGCGTGGTCTTGATTTCAATATTAAGAAAACGACTAAAGGTCAGTATGCTGATTACTCAACATCGAACTGGTCTCGTAAAGAGTCTGCATTGACTGAAGTAGAACAAGCGTCTATTGAAGCACATGGTCTATACAATCTAGCAGACTTCTTACCTAAGAAGCCAAGTGAAGCAGAACTACGTGTCATTAAAGAAATGTTCGAAGCATCAGTAGATGGTCGTCCATACGATATTGACAAGTGGGGAGCATACTATCGTCCATTCGGTGTTCAAGCACCAGCTGGAGCGACAACAGCAACTGTTGCAACACCAACAGCAACTGTAGCGTCACCGGTAGCAGAACCAGTAGCAACTCCAGTAGTTGAGACTGTAGCGACTCCTCAAGTAGAAGTAGCGGCTCCAGTAGCGGCTCCTGCTGACTCAGGTACATCTAGCGATAAAGCACAGGACATTCTAGCAATGATTCGTGCAAGACAAAACAATAGCTAGTAGGTTGATAACGGGAGAGTGAAATACCTCTCCCATTTTTGATAGGAGAAAATTATGACCTTACCAACAGAGAGGTATAGAGCCCTCAAACAAGGTACTAAATTATTAGAAGAATTGTGCGACCCTGGCAAAACGCCTAGAGTCCCTAGTCTCATTAGAGATCGAGCAAGAAGTATACTTAGACATTTCCCTCATGATTTTGATATAGATCAAATCGCAGAGACTTGCCCAGATTTACTTGACAAACCTTCTAATTCTGATAGAATCAATAAACAATTAATACGATAGGAGAATATTTTGGCTAAACCATTTGACGTGTCTAAATTTAGAAAAGACATAACAAAATCCATTGACGGACTGTCAATCGGATTCAACGATCCGACAGACTGGATCAGCACTGGATCATACGCACTCAATTACTTAATCAGTGGAGACTTTCATAAAGGAGTACCATTAGGAAAAGTAACTGTATTTGCAGGTGAATCAGGAGCAGGCAAATCATACTTTGCCGCAGGCAACATAGTTAAATCAGCACAAGATCAAGGTATCTTTGTAGTCTTAATTGACACAGAGAACGCACTTGACGAAGCATGGCTACAAGCCTTGCAGGTTGATACTAGTCCTGAGAAGTTACTTAAACTTAGTATGAGTATGATTGACGATGTAGCAAAAACTATATCAACCTTTATGCAAGATTACAAAGCAATGGAAGACGGTGAACGTCCGAAAGTTCTTTTTGTAATTGACTCATTGGGTATGATGTTAACACCTACAGATGTTGATCAGTTTAATAAAGGTGATATGAAAGGTGACATGGGTCGTAAGCCCAAAGCACTTACATCTTTAGTAAGAAACTCAGTTAACATGTTCGGTAGTTATAACGTTGGACTTGTTGCAACTAATCACACTTATGCATCACAAGATATGTTTGACCCAGATGATAAAATCTCTGGTGGTCAAGGCTTTATCTATGCATCAAGTATTGTAGTTGCTATGAAGAAAATGAAACTTAAAGAGGATGCGGCAGGGAACAAGATTTCTGATGTCAGAGGTATTCGTGCAGGTTGTAAAGTAATGAAGACTCGTTATGCAAAACCTTTCGAGGGTGTGCAAGTGAAGATTCCTTATGAGACAGGTATGAATCCTTATTCTGGTTTAGTAGACTTGTTTGAGAAAGACGGTATACTAACTAAACAAGGCAATCGTTTAAAGTACATCACACAAGATGGCACTGAGATTCTTCAATTTAGAAAACCTTGGGAAGCAAACGAGAACGGTAGTTTAGATACGTTAATGGCTGAATACTCAGATGTTAAAGAAGCCCTTGACAAATTTAATAACGAGGAAGCACTAAAACTTGAAGAGGAAGATGTAGAATGAATCTAAGTGACTTAGCCAAAGTTTGGCAAATTATCAAACCTAGCATTGAGGACGGTGACCCAAGGGAAGCCGCTGATCTGTTAGTTAATCATTTAATCGATGATGGCATGACTGCAACTGAAATTAAAAAAGCATTCGGCAAAGATGAGGAAATCATCGAAGCATTGTCGTACTTTTCTGATGAAGATGTAGATGCTATTGAAGAAGATGAAGATAATGATGATATTGAGGACGACTGGGATTAAACTAATGCATGTAATGAAGCCGATGGCAAGTGACTATACTGACTTAAAAAAGTATATCAAGTCTATGCAGGAATACTATACTTCAAGAGGCAAGTCACCTTATAAAGTGGCACCTCATGTTTACAAGGAAGCAGGTATCTATTGTATACAAGATTTGTTAGATCACAGAACGAACAATCCTTGGAGTAGAGTCGATCTATGAATTGGTACACTCGCATAAGCCACGACTTAGCAGTCATTCCAGACTTTATTAGTCATTATGAAAATGAATTAATATCGTCTAAGGTTGATGTACGAGTTAGTGGTTTAGTTGAGAGACAAATCTCAGCATTACCTGGTATAACTGAGCATCGTTTCAATCAACTACAAGAAGTTGAAGCGGTGCTTAATTTACTAAACATCAAACTACGTAAGATACGTAGAGGTTACTTTCAGAAGTACTTAGAAAAATATGCGAGAGCATTGACCTCACGTGATGCTGAAAAGTATGTAGATGGTGAAGATGAAGTCATAGACTTCGAGTATCTAATCAATGAAGTAGCCTTACTTAGAAATAAGTATCTAGGCATTATGA